CCCTTAATATAGATGGTGTACCTCTTTGTAGTATTATAGGTTCTGCTCAAACATATGCAGATGTAAAGTTAAATAGTGGAGATTTAAGTAGAAAAGGAGGGTTTTTTGAAACATCTCATTTTGATCTAAATAACCAGGAGATTACTAATCTTAATGAAGCATATGGAAGATGGTCTAGTGAATCTCAATTTTGGGGTCAAACAATACATAGTGCTACTTTATCTAATGTTAAAATACCTACAACTACTAAAGAAGTAAGTGCAAATTATTTATTTATTGGAGTAAAAATAGATAATAATGATTTCTCTGTAATGAATAATTTTCAAAATCTTGTATTAGTAGATCCAAAATGGGCATTTGCAGAGACAGATGATGGAGCTACTAATATAGATAATATAACGATTAATATTCCATTTAAAGGAGATTGTAATCATATGTTTCATAGAGCATTATATCTAACAACTATTCCAAGTAATTTTACCTTTACTGGAATTACAGATATAAGCTATATGTTTAGTACTTGTAGTAGATTAACAGCTACACCAGAAATAGATTGCCATCTTGTTACAGATTGTACTAGTTTTGCTGCAAATTGTCCAGAATTAGTAACTGTAGGAGCTTTAAATGGATTAGGAGAGAGTTTAACTAAAGGAGGAATTCTTTATTTTGCACAATCTCCAAATTTATCTACAGATTCATTACAAACTATAGCAGAATCTATTGGCACAGCAGTAAGTTCTAATACAAGTATATCATTCAAATCTACTGCATATGATAAATTAACAGATGAACAGAAATCATTAATCGCTTCAAAGAATTGGAGCATAAATCGAGTTGCATAATTATGAAAATTGAAATTAAAGAAAAATATAAAGTAGTTAGTCCAGAAGAAGGTTATATACTTACTAACTATAAAGAAGGAATGGATATTAAATTATACAGTTCATTTACTGAATGTATCTGTCCTTTAAGTTGCGATTTAGAGCATCTATCAGAAGTCTCTTTAGATAAGGATGCTGAATATAAAGAATTAGCTATTAAAGCTTCTAAAGAGTATGAGGAATCAATAAAAGTTAGATAATTATGATTATACTTAAGAATACTAAAAATACACAAACTTTTTATGTAAGTAAGAAATGTGGTATTGAATCTGGACAACTTCCTGTTGGTTCTTATACTAAGATTGAAGCAGATGAAAGATTCCAACCTAAAGGTAATTACATTTCTGAAGAGAAAGCAGAAGAGTTAATTGATACTAAAGTAACAGAAAGTATTGAAGATCAAGTTCCTCCTTTAGTAGATCAATCTATAGATGCTAAGCTTGTTCCAATTAATACTGAGATTACTAATCTTAAAGGGGAAGTTGAGGAGTTAGAAACTTCTAAGATGGAAGTATTCCAAGCTAATCAACCTCTATCTTTACATAGAAATGGAGAAGGTTTGCAACTATCTGTAGATTTAAGTAATTATGCAACTAAAGCAGAAATTCCTGATACTAGTGATTTTGCTACTAAAGAAGAGCTTACAGCTGTAGAGAATAAGATTCCTGATGTATCTGGATTAGCTACTAAAGATGAAGTTGCACTTAAAGCAGATAAAAGTGAGTTATCAAACTATGTAACTACAGATACTTATAATGCAAAGATGACAGAGTTAGATGGAGAAATCTCAGCTATTCAGGCTCAGATTGGTAATATTTCAACTACTCTTGATACAATTAATGGTGAAATTCCAAATGAATAAAGTCATTTTAAATATATAATATGGCAAATACAATTTCTGATAAATTAACGTATCTTGAAGGTACTAAGAGTGCCATTAAAGATGCTATTGTAGCTAAAGGTGTTGCTGTATCAGATTCAGATACCTTTAGAAGTTATGCAGAAAAGATTGGAGAAATATCTGGAGGTGGTGGAGGTAAAATTGATTTAAGTATTATTCCATTATCATTAGGATTTTCTAATATGCATAAATTTAGGGATGGTGGGGAATTAAAATTGGAGGATTATTTTATACTAAATAAATATTCTTATGATCATTTTTTCTACGGATGTGAATGGTCTCAAAACGATGAATTCACATTTGATTGCCAAGGCAAAAATATGAATACTATGTTTTATACCATTTCCACCGCTAATGGTATACATAAAATAACCTTATTAAATAGCACCAGTAATCAAGGTTCCCAACTTTTCTATAACTGCACTAAGTTAGTTGAAATAGATGCAAATTTAAAATTATCTCAATATTTTCAAACTTTTAGTAACTGTAGTAGTTTGCTTACTTTACCAAATATAGATTTTTCTATAGCAACTTCTCTTTCTGGCATTTTCAATTATTGTGAATCAATTGAAACCATTCCAGATATTTACGCTCCAAACTGTACTGGTCAAACAAATCAGATGTTTACATATTGTAAAAAATTAAAATCTTTAGGCAAAATAACTATATCTCCTGATAAGTCATTAGACTCCACAGCTTTTGGCTATACATTTGGAAGTTCATACTGGCTAACTGAATTAACAGAATTCGGAGGTGTAGTTACAAGTAAGTCATTTACTTTAGCTAATCTTCCTTCATTAACGTCTAGTTCAGTTGATAATGTTCTAGAAGCAGTGTCAGATTTAACTGGAATTTCTACACAAACTATTACATTTAATTCTGCAGTTTATAATGCACTTACTGAGGAACAGAAATCATTAGCTGCATCTAAAAACTGAACTTTAGCAAGTTCAAACTAATTGTCAGTTTTTATTTTTTCTTAGTACTTTGAGTGAGTAAAAACTTGACATTAAAGGAGGCTTAGGTCTCCTTTAATTATTTTAATACATTAGTAAATTGGTTTATATTTTAAGAAAAAGATATGTAAAAGTAATGTAAAACTATGTAAAATATGAACTACAGTTTAATTCTTCAAAATACAACTACTAAAGAAGTTTATACATTTGATCTTGAAAATCAGAATTATTCTGAGAATATCTACTATAAGTTTGATATTACACTTCAAGAAGGAATGAGAGACGGTGAATATCAATATATTTTATTTACTAATCCAAATAAATTTCAAGTTATAGTTGATGTAAACAATCCATTTAGATCAGAGTTATATGGCAATCCAGTTATTCTGGTTACATATAATAATACTCTTACTAATGGTACTCAGATATTAGTTGCTGGTAAACCAATACCTATATTGGGAACAGGATTAATAAGAATTGGAGATTATGAGAATAATAATTATCAATATGATAAATCTAATACATACGTAAGTTATGAGCGAAAATAAAAGTAAAATAATGATGTCAGCCATAGATCCTTTCATTCAATCTAACATCGTTCTTCCAACGGAAACAAAGAAAAGAGGTTCTGATATGATAATGTGGGGAGAAGATAACAAATATCCATTATATCTATGGGATTTATATTTAAATGTTGCCACTCTCCAATCCATTATTAATGGTTCTGCTGACTTTATTGTTGGTAACGATGTTAAATGTAATGCTCCAGGATTTGAAGTAGTTGTAAACAAGAAAGGTGAAACAATAGTTGATATAATGAGAAAAATCACTATTGATAAGATGATATTTGGAGGTTATGCTATCCAAGTAATTAGAGATATGCTCGGAAGAGTTGCAGAGATATATCATATTGATTTTATGAATGTAAGGTCAAGCGAAAAGAATGATATATTATATTATGCAACTGATTGGACAGCTTGGTCTGTAAAAGCTATAAAATATCCAAAATTTGGAGCTGGGGATGAAAATCCAGCTAGTATATTTTATAATAAAGGTTATATAACAAGAGGAGTATATCCTATTCCTGTTTATGGAGCTGCTATTTTATCTTGTGAAACTGAGAAAAATATTAATGAATTCCATTTAAATAACATCAATAATGGATTTATGGGTAATCTTATTATTAACTTTAATAATGGGGAACCTACAGATGAAATTAGAGAGGAGATTGAGAGGAATATTAATGAGAAGTTCTCTGGTTATCAGAATGCTGGCAGAATATTGATTTCATATAATGCAGATGAGGCAAATAAGACTACTATTGAAAGATTAGATTCTGATGATTTTGATGAGAAATATCAATCATTATCTGAGAGAACCAGAGATCAAATATTCTGTGCCTTCAGAGCTAATCCTTCGTTGTTCGGTTTAAACTATAGCTCAGGATTTAATGAAAATGAGTTTAATGAAGCATTTAAGCTATATAATCGTACTTTTGTACGCCCAATACAATCAGAAATTTGTGATTCATTTGATAAAATCTTCGGTATTAAGAATAGCATTACTATTGAACCATTTAGTTTAACTCCAAAAGGAATGTCAGATAATGCAGAAAATGTTGAATAATTATACAGTCATAAGAATCTAGCTTTAAAAGAAAACAGACTTTATAAAAATAATAAATTTAGTTATGAATAGTTATAGAAACGTAATGCTTATATCCGAAGACTATATTAAATCTAATTCTAGTCTAGATAATAATGTATCGGGAAAGTACTTGCAATCAGCAATTTTTAGTGCACAAGATATTGAGCTTCAGTCATTAATTGGAACTAAGCTCTTAGAAAAGATTCAGAAATTAGTAATTGATTGAAAAGATCCAAATAAACCAGTTCATCCAATAGAACCTCCTATTTATGATCCTACTTCAATAGATGACCCAGAAAATCATAGATATAAAGAATTGCTAGATTACTATATTCAGCCTTATTTACTTTATCAAGTATTAAGTGAGATTACTATACCCATCTCATTTAAGCTTAGTAACTTTGGGGTTATGAGGACTGATGATGAGAAAGATTTAACTTCTGATATTAATCAAGTTAATCTTATTAAGAAGTATTATAGAGATAAAGCAGATTTCTTTAAAACTAGATTGCAAAATTGGGTAATTACATATTATAATGATTTTCCTGAATTGTATTCTTATAAACCTCTTAAAGATATGTATCCAAATATGTATTCAAGTTCATCTTGTACTATTTGGTTAGGTGGAGCTAGAGGTAAAGGTTGGAGATATAATTCTTGTGAAGGTCCTCTGCAAAGAGCTTATGATTTCCCTTCAAGTGATAACAATAAAAAGAGTAAGTAAAATGACGTATTTTGAATTAATAAACAATTTAAAAGCTTGTGCTCTTGAAGAACCCAATATTAATTTTGTAGGAAGTAAGGATATATATGAACTTAATAGTATCCCAACTATTGAATATAATGTATTTTATATAACTCCAAATACATTTAATATGGATGAGGATACTATTACTTACTCTTTAAATCTCTATTTTATAGCAAGATGGGATGAGACTGATAATAATCAGCTTGAAGAGCAATCAGCTGGAATATTAGCATTAACTAATATAATTAACCGATTTAATAACCAATATCCAGAAGTTGATATTTCTTATCCTTTAATTTTTACTCCATTTTATCAGAAGTTCAAAGATATTTGCACTGGAGTATTTGTTAGAGTTGATTTAGCTGTAGACAATATTATTGGAGTATGCGAAGATAATATGTAATGGAAAATAAATTAAACTGGTTTGGAAAGGTATTAGAATGAGTAGATAAATATGGACTGTGAAAAATAATTAAAGGCGGATTTGGATTTATATTTATTTCTTATGTAATAATTATAAGTACTAATCCAGGAATAATATATGATAAAGTTGTAAGTTATATAGAAACAGTTCATAATACTAATCAAGTAATACGACAAGAAGCGGATCTTAAGGTTAGATATATCCTTAAAGATCTTTTAAATGATACGAATGCAGATAGAGCTTGAGTTATTGAGTATCATAATGGCACTTCAGGATTAGGAGGATTACCATTCACTTATGGAATTATGAATAGTGAAGAAACAGAACCTGGAGTTGCTCCAGTTTCAAGTCACTATAAAGACTTCCTATTATCTGATTATTTATTTATATTGGAAACATCTAAAAAAGGAGGATGATTTGGAGATGTTGAAGATATAAAGGAATTAGATAGAAGAATGTATTATGCATTTAAATCTAATGAGGTTAATAAGATTGCAATATTCTATTTAAAATCAGAAGATAGAGATATTGGAATTTTAGGATTATCTTATTGTGATAATGAGATGCCAGTTGATACTTGAGTAAAACTAAGAGATGCAGGAATTAAAATAAGTATAATTTTAAATAAATAAGTTATGAAATATTGGATGAAATATTTAATAGCAATAGTAATTATAATCTTAGTCTTTTTAATTGTAAAAGTAATTCCATTTTGGATTACATTAGTACTCATAGCACTTGGTGCAGGATGTCATTTATTTTACCGTTATACTATGCTTAAAGATATTATTAAATAATGAAATATTTTACTATTAGCGAATTAACAAGATCTACAACTGCTGAACAAAAAGGCATTGATAATACTCCAGATGAAAAAACAATTTCAAACCTGAATATATTAGTTGATAATTTATTGGATACTATGAGAGAAAAGTGGGCAAAATATTGCAATGACAACAATCTCGGTAATCCTGCTATAATAGTAACATCAGGTTATAGAAGTAATCTTTTAAATAAAGCAGTTGGTGGATCTAAAACCTCGGATCATTTATGAGGATTTGCTGCTGATTTAAAACCTGCAAATAAAAGAATGGAAGAATTTGATAAGTTTATTGAGCAATTAATTCCAACTATTAAATTCTCACAAATAATAAGAGAAAAACCTAAAAAAGGAGTGCCTTCTTGATGGCATATTTCATATAATCCTAATAATTTAAAGAACCAATATTTCACATTAGTATAATGTATTCTCTTTACTATCATAAGAATAAAACTAATAATAAATTATATTTTGGTATTACCTGTAAGAAACCTGAAATAAGATGAGCTAATGGTACAGGTTACAAAAAGCAGCCATTTTATAAAGCAATTAAAAAATATGGTTGAGATAATTTTGAGCATATTATAATTAGAGATAATCTTCCAGAAGCTTGTGCTAAGACTTTAGAAAAGATTCTGATTTATAAGTATAATACTAGAAATCCAAAATATGGGTATAATGCTACTGATGGAGGAGACGGTACTTGTGGAATTATATTTACTCAAGAAAGAAAAGATAAGATAAGAGCTAAAAGTATTGGAAGACATCTATCAGAAGAAACTAGGAAAAAGATGAGTGATAGCCAGAAAGGAAGAGATTTGAGCTATTTAAATAATTCTTTTGGCAATAATCCTAGAGCCAAAAAAGTAGGTGCATATAAAGATGATGTTCTTATTAAAGAATATGATTGTGCTGTTAGTACTTCTTTAGATGTTGGAGTTCATAAAAATTCTATTTCTAAAGCAATTAGAGAAGGATATAAAGTAAAAGGATTCAAGTGAAGATATGTTTAATAAAAAAGAAAAGGAGGGCAAATAACCCTCCTTTTTGTTTATTCCATTATCTCAAATAATTTCTCATCTTTAGGTATTAAATCTCCTGTTTGTAAGTCTACTAAAAACTTACTATTTTCTGGTATTACATATACATAATGCACTCCATTTATACATACTTTATAGGTTTGGTATTTCATATTAATCAGTATATGTTGCATTAGTAATTTCTGGTTTTGGTATTTCTTCTACTTCTTCCCAAACTAAACCTCTATTCTGGTTTTCTAGTTGAACTATTCTGTATTCTAGTTCTTCAAGCTTTTTAAATAAATGATCATCCATAATTAATCAAATTTAGAAATAAACATATAATCTTTATTTTTTAATACTTTGTCTATAATATCACCAAATCTTTTAGTAGCCTCTTTACATTCGAGAATTCATCTATCTAACTCTTTAATATACTCTTCTGTTTGTTTAATTGTTTCTTTAATATCATTTTCCATAATTAAAATATTTTAATAAATGTCTATTTTTTACTCAACTAATGTATATAGATAAAAATAAAAATAGACATACTAATTTTTAAAGACATACTTTTTACCTATAATAGTATATCCATAAGATCTGTTTCCATTCACTGATTTTTTAGTTACCTTAACTTCATAATATTTTGTAATATCAGTAGCTTTAGCATTAGTTTTATTAACTAAATCATAAGCTTTTTGTAGTATCTTTTTAATATCAGTATTAGAATACCACATACCTAAAGTTATATCTTTATTAAGTTTATTTGCTACTTTATTATCTACAGATTTATCTGAAGTTTTAATAAGTTCATCTTTTATTTTAGTAATACAGTATTTTAGAGTGGCCATTTTATTGAATCCAAGTTTAGTAATAGCATCCATTAACCAAGGGTATTTAATAAGAGCATCATCTAATTTTGGTGTGTTTAATTTATATAAAGTTTCATATTCCCCTCTTACTTCTTTAATTATATCTTTAAATGCTTTTGTTTTAGTATTTAGATCTATTTTTATAGAATTATCGTATTGTTCTACCACTTTATTGAATCCTTTATTAATATATTCCTTAGAAAGATTAGCTCTAGCAGAATACAGTCCTCTAGATACTTTAAAATTAAATAAATCAATTTTAGCCATATTAGGGTCAAATTCAAATACATCATCCCAATTTAATTTAATGTATGCATCAGAAGTAAATTCTCTAAGTTTCTTTTTAGCTATCTCTGGAAGTTTATTGTATGCTTCTACAGCAATTTTAGTTTCTTCAATATTCTGGATATTAAGCTTTTTAAATTCTTCATAAGATATATCAGCATATCTTGTTGTAGAATAAATGTGAGTTATCCAATTAATATATTTACTATTTCTAATTCTACCAGCAATCTGCTGTATAGAAGTTGATATATCAAGTAATGTATTAGCTTTACTTGGATCAGATATAATTATTATCCTTCCATTTTCATCATAAATATCTGAACCTTCAAATACAGTTGAAGTTAATAAGTTTATTTTCTTAGGTTCATCTAAGACTGTTGAATTAGGAATTGACAGTTTAGTTTTATTGTTTTTGGAATATATAACTCTGGTATTATTAGATGTTAATTTGGCTTTCTTAATAAGGTTCTTTATAAAGTCTACTGAATTAACGAATATGTAGGCGTTACCTTCAACCTGTCCGTTTAAAAATCCATTTATAAGTTTAATAGTAGAAGCTTCTACATTATCACATTTAACAGTTTGCACTTTTACATCTATAACATCATCCCATTCCTGCTTTACTAATTCTAAATCTTTTAATTCATCTAATACAAACTCTTCCTCTAAAGGTGTTGCGGTCATAAATGTAAAATTACCAAATAATTTATAATATTTAAGCACTGATTGAATAGCAGAGCTTCTAAAGCTATACTGATTAAAGAGAATATGATATTCATCAATTAAAATGCTAAACTCTTTAGGATTAATTGCAGAAATAACTTTATAAAGAGAATCATAGGTAACAATGATTTTAGGGCATTTAACACTATCTACATAATCTTTAATCTCTTTAATAGTAACACCAGCATAAACTCCAAATATCTTCTCAGTACGTCTTTCATTTGGATATTGTTGAAGTTTATTTTCAACTAAGCTAGTAAATGGAACACAAATAACATAAGGCTTATTGCATTCAATTGCCATTGAAGTTCCTCCACATCCAACTTTTCCTTTATCAAATAAACAGTTAGTTGGCAACTCATTAATAATTTCATTTAAATATGTTTTCATAGTTGTAATAATTTTGGTTATTAATTGTCTATTTTTATTTTATCTATACACATCAGGTGAGTAAAAAGTTGACACCTTAATATTAAAAAGTGGCAGGACTTTCACCTGCCTAGAAGTAGTAGAATTACTTATTTTTACTAAAATAAGCTGCAATTGTAGGAGAGTTAGCTAATAAGTTAGCAAATTGTTCATCAGAACAAGGAATTGAATTCTCCATAGTGCTCTTAATTGTATTATCTTCAATAATAATTGTTCCATTGTTTTTAATCGAATTTTTCATAGTCTTTAAAATTTTAATTATAATAATCTATTTTGATAGTACAAATATACAACATTTTTATTTAAAATCCAAATAATTTAAGCATTGTTTTTATTTAAAATTGTATTTTTATTATCACACTACAAATATAAGAATAATTTTTTAATCTACAAAATTTTTAGCACTAAAAAATACAAATAGTAATATTTTTTTGAAAATAATAAAAATAATACCTAAAAAATTTGGAAATTGGAATTTTTTGTTGTATATTTGTACTATGAAAGTAAGACATAATATTAACAATTAAACTTTATAAATTATGAAAACTAAACAAATTGAAGCACTTGAATATTTTCTTGATATATTAGATGGTAAGATTACTGAAGATGGTTCTATTGAGAAAGCTCAAGAATTATGTAATGAGGCATTAAAGGAGATTGAAACCAATGAAAAGGTAAAGAAATCCTCTTGGTTTTTTGGTTTAGGTATTTCTTTCTAATATATTTAATTATGAAAAAGATAAATAAAATATTAGCTGGATTATTAGTACTTAGCTTTATTATAGCTGGTATTAGAGTATATAATGCTTATGGAGACTACCAAACTAAAACATTTGAGCTTAGATTAGAACAGGCAGAACTTCAGCATAAATTAGACTCTGTAATGTGGTATAATCCTGGAAGTTCAGAAGTATCTGAATTATATGAACAGTATTGTGATGTAACCTTAAAAATTCATAATGTAAGATAATGAAAACAGATATAAGAAGTTTAGTCTTTATAAAGAATCTATTTAAAGATAAATATAATATAGAAATAGAATGATGTAAAGACGATTATTCCAGATATGATGGAACATTTACTTGGAATAATATAGATTATATAATTGAAGTTAAAAGGAGAAGATTTAAATCAGATAAATATCCAACTACAATTATAAACAGGGATAAGTTTGATATACTTAGTAAATGTAACTCTATATTAGTCATTATATTTGATGATGGAGTTTATATTTATAAAGATGTAAAAAGAGCTTTTATTAAAGATTCAATGAAATATGGTTGTTCTACAACAGATTTTGGAGGAACTTATGGCTATTCATTAAAAACAGAGTTGTCTTTAAAGAAAGCCATTAAGATAGATGTAAATACAGAATTTAGTAATTATATAGCAAATGACGAATAATGAGATTATTACCAAATACTATGACTTCTGCCAAGAGTTAAAACTTAAATTTGGAATGGATGATGATTGTTTTCAAATTTGTCTACTGGCTTTACTAGAGACAGATAATGCCAAATTAAATAGTTTATTGGCCAAAAATGAATTAAAATACTGAATTGTAAGAGTATTTAAAAACAACTGGTTCAGTAAGAATAGCAGATACTATTATGCATATAAACGATATTATGAGATTGTTAAAGAACCACTTGAACAACAAAATGACGAATTGGAGGATTGATTAAATGAAACGGAAGATTAATATTGACGATTTACTTACTGAGTATGAAATAGACTATAGTATGTTTACAAATATGGATGATAGACTATTAAGTATATATCCAAAATGACTTGAGCTTAATAAGGCAGATAAGACAGTAATCATATTATATGCTGAATATCACAGTTATAGAGAAGTGGGAAAAATATTGGGAATTAGTCATACTACCATAGCAAGGTGCATAAGTAATATTAGAAATAAAATATGTGGAAGGATATGTTAGAAGAATGGAAACAATACAAGGATTTTCCTTTTGAAGTAAGTACTCTTGGTAGAGTTAGAACTATGCAAAGGGTAGTCAAATATAAGGATGGCAGAGAATATAATTACTCAAGTAAGATTATAAAACAATATATTACTAGAGAATATAGTTATATTGTGATTTCACTGCATTCCAAAACATATAATTTTAGAGTGCATAGATTAGTAGCTGAAACGTTTATACCAAATCCAAATAATTTACCTCAAGTAAACCATATTGACGAAAATAAGTTAAACAATAGAATTGAAAATCTGGAGTGGTGTACTGCTAAGTATAATTTAAATTATGGCACTCATACTAAGAAAGTTGTTGAAAAATTAACAAATGGCCCACTTGCTAAAAAAGTAGCTCAGTATGACTTAGATGGCAACCTAATTAAAGTATGAGATTCTATAAGAGAAATAAAAAGATGCTTGGGATATGATAATGGAACCATTTCCAAGTTTTGTAGGAACAAAGTAAATTGGAAACATTGTTATGGGTTTATTTGGAAGTATTCTAATAATTAATACTGTTATAGTTATATATACTATGTCAGGAATTGATATTCCTATAAGGAAAAGATTATGAAATTACTTATATAGAGGATTACCATTTAATGAAGATTGAATGATTAAGCCTTGAGTGTGTAGTTGGTGTTTAGGCACCTGAATTGGTATAATTAGTTTATTTTGATTTGGTTTTAGTTTGCCGAACTTATTATTAGTATTGCTAGTTGCATACTATAACGACTTAATTAAAGATATTATGATATTATTAAAAGATGCATCTACTAAGCTGATAGATGTTATATACAAACTTATTAATTAAAAATTATATTTTATGGAAACAGAAGTTATTTATCACTACAAGAATGGAAAGTTAATTTCTATATTTACTTATACTAAAAAGCGCTAATTATGAAACAATTAACAGAAGAGCAGTTTAAATATTTAAGAGGATTTGAAGATAGATTTGTAACTGCAACTAAGTCTAATTATTGCAGAAATGTACAAAAGCAGGATGTAATTAAGCTTAAAGAGATTTATGAATATTTAATTGAACAAGAATATAGAATGAGCGTAGCTTGTGCTACTTGTATACTTAATCTTATAAAGAGGATTGCCCCAATCTATTTTGAATATCAAGAAAAACTAAAGGAAAATGAAAGTAAAGAATCAGGAACTGCCGAAGAAAATAGGGAGACCGAAAAAGGAAGAAGTAAAAGAGGATCAAATAGACGAACAAAAAACTAAATATCTTTATGCAGCAAGATTATTTAATAAAGGGTGGTCCAGAAATAAAGTAAGTGAGGAACTTCAAACTAAATATGGAGTTGGGCAAACTACTGCTGCTAAATATATTAGAGAAGCTTATAAGATTATTGCAGATAAAAACGATAATCTTATAAAGAATTTAAGACATATACAATTAACAAGATTGGAAACATTGTTGGATATTGCTATTAGTAAAAATGATGTAAGATCTGCTACTGAGGTTATTAAAACAATAAATTCTATGTTTGGATTAAATCAACCAGAAATTCAAGTTAATATTCAAAATAATGAATGCCAATTTAAATTTGGAGATCCTATTATAAATGACAAGGATATATAAAGGATATAGGCCATTTATGTACCAATATAAGGTTCATATAGCTATGGCAGATGCTTATAGATCTGGAAGGATATTTACAATTAAAGCTAAACGACAAGTAGGTAAATCTTTCTTAGCTGAAAATGAATTATTACGATTTGCAATTAACTATCCAAAAACAGTCAATTGTATAGTAGAACCTACTCTTGGACAATCAAGAAAAGTGTTTAAAGAAATAGTTAATGCTATAGCTGAAGCAGATATTCTTAAACGTAAGAATGAAACTTTGCTTGAATTAGAGTTTAATAATGGCAGTTCTATATTATTTAGATCTGGAGAACAAATGGATTCGTTACGAGGATTCTCTGTAAGTGGATTACTTGTATTAGATGAGGCTGCTTACTTAAAAGATGAAGTATTTGAAATTATTAAACCTACTACTGATGTGTGGTCTGCTCCAATATTAATTATTAGTACTCCAAGGTTCCGAGAGGGTTTCTTTTATGACTGCTTTACTAAAGGGTTAGATCCGAAATATGACAAGTTCTATAAATCATTTGATTGAGCTTTAGAAGATACATCTATGCTTTTAGATAAAGAGAAGTTAGAGATGTATCGACTTACAACCTCAAAAAATAAATTTAGAACCGAATACTTAGGGGAATTTGCAGATGATGATGGATGTTTATTTAATAATATAGCTAATTGCATAATTGAGAAAAAACCAGATTATCAGAGTCTTTATATAGGAATAGACTGGGCTACTGGGAGTGGTAAAGACTATACTTGTGTTACTGCTTTAAATGAATCTGGGCAAATGGTCTTTATAAAGTATTTTAACGATAAAACTCCAACAGAGCAAGTTGATTTATTAACAAATATACTAACTGAGTATCAAGGATTTATAAAGATTGTACAAGTTGAACAAAACTCAATTGGTAGTGTCTTCTATGATATGTTAGTTCGGAAGAATCCGAAAATCAGGATTATACGATTCTTAACTACTAATAAGAGTAAGGCAGATATAGTTAATAAGCTTCAAGCTGCTTTGGAGAATGAAAAGATAGGATTATTAAAAGATGATAAACTTTTAAATGAGTTAAGACTATATGAAGCTTCATATAATCCAAAAACTGGAAATGTTAGTTATAATGCTCCATCTGGATTTAATGATGATACAGTAATTTCATTAATGCTAGCCTATGACTCATTAAATACAAACAAAGGACATTATAATATTAAAATTAAATAGTATGATAAAATCTTGGAATGAAATGAATTTAGCTCATTATAGAAAACTATTGGATGTAATTAGAAAAGAATGAGAAAATGAATTAGATATGAATTTAGCTATGGTATCTGTACTTAGTGATATTTCTTTAGAAGAAATTCAAAATATGGAGCTGAATAAATTACAAGAATTAATTAACAATCTTAAATTTGTAGAGAGTACATATAAACCTAAAACTCCAGAAACTAAATATATTATTGGAGACAGGGAATATAAAGTCTTTTTTAATGTTAATAAGATGACGGCCAGTCAATATATTGACTTTCAGAATTTTTATAAGAAGTATGATGATTATATGCCAAATCTAGCTGCTTGCTTTTTATTACCAGAAGGTAAGAAGTATGGAGAAGATTATGACCCTATTGATGAGGCAGAATTCTTAAATACTCATCTAACAATTGATATATTCTCTGACATAATGTTTTTTTTTGTAAACTTATTGCGACTATCAACTCTGAGTACCCTTCACTCTTCGGAAAGGGAGATGAAGAAGAGACTAAGGAAAACCAAGGACAAACTGGAAAGGAGGAAACTTCTGAAGAGCTTAATACAGACGAGACGATTAATCCTTTTACTCAAAAATGAAGCTGAATTATCTGAATAGATAAGGTAAGTGAGGTTACTAAATTTAATTGGCATCAGATATATGATATGCAGATTAAAGAGTTTCTTAACATTATATGCTATGTTATAGATAAAGCTAATGAAGAAAATAGACAGATTGAAGAATGAAAACGAAAACATTAAAATGTCAGTTTTTATTTATTTTAACTACTAAAAGTGAGTAAAAAACTTGACACTTAAATAGGGAGTAAATCTCCCTATTTGTGTTTAGATACTCACCTATAAATTAATATATTTTAACAAAAATGAATATTCAAGAACTAAATTTCCCAAATTTAAATGAGCTATTAAGGAAGTGAGGAGATCTTATAATTTCTTTATATAGACAGGAATTGGTTCAAACAAGGACTGATGATACTGGAGCATTAGGTAATAGTTTAAATTACATTGTTGAGACCCAAAATGGGGATTATGAAGTTAATGTTAGTTTATTAGATTATTGGAAATACGTTGAAGAAGGCAGACATTCTGGTAAATTTCCTCCATTATCTGATATAAAGAGTTGGATTAAAACTAAGCCAGTAATTCCAAGACCTTATAATGGCAAGTTACCTACTGTAGATCAACTTGCATATTTAATTGGAAGAAAGATACATCTTCAAGGAACTCAAGGAAAACATCCACTTGCTAATACTATAGAATATATAGAGAACAATTATATGGAACTTCTTGATGATGCTATAACTAAAGATCTTCAAGGACAAGTAGATTATTATTTATTTAAAAACTTTTAAAAATGGCATTTATACCAAGTAAATTAGGAATATATAACGCATCAAGGAGTTTTCCTGTTAAATGGAATAATCCTGGATGGGGAATTACTGGAGAATATGATTATTGGACTTGGGGAGATGATTATACTGAAGAGGGTCCTTTAAATGTAACTATACAAGATCCAAGTACTTCTGGATGTACAATACAATTTTTATCTCCCACAACAATAACTACCGATTCTTCTACTGTACTTCATTTTTATCCTAGAGGTATTACTACTGCTTTATTAATGGAAGATTTACCAATTAATCTACATAGTAAAGCTCCTGGATTCTATCCTGCTAATAGTAGTATTAATGTACCAAATACTGGTGGAGAATATACAGTAGAGTATGTATTAAATAGATCAGATATTATTAAATGAGATGCAGCAGTTGTTAATGCTACAGCTTTAGTTAATATAGAAGTTCTGGATTGGGATTCTTGCTCTATTAAGTTTAAATTCACAGTAAGAGCTAATACTCAATGGAATACCGATTTAATTGGAACTATCCAATTAGGAGCTTATTATGACACTAATAAATTTATTAGTTATAGTTATGGCTTTAAGATTGAAAAGAGTAATACTCCAGAAGATTTAAAGTTAGTAGTAACTCCTTCATCTGGAACTTATGGAGCATCTGCTTTTGTTACTGAAGAATTCCATTTAAGTACAACTAAAGCAGAAGAAACAATTACTTCATTTAATGTCACCTGCCCTCAAGCTAGTAATATTAAAAAGGTTATTGTTGATAACTATTTTGTATTAACTGTTCCAGAGAATAAAACTACTAATAATTTAGAGTTTAGTGCAATGGTTACTGCAACAACTTCTGGAGGTTATACTCTTGAAGCTACAGTTCCAATTAAACAAGCTGCAACATCTTTAATGATTCCTAATACTAATTATGAAGTAAGTTGAACTGCATCTACATTAAATATAATTGGTACAGGCTCAAATAACTTAGATGATGTTGTATTTAGTATTCCTGTAGGTTGGATTAGTGGTCAGAAGTTCTCTGTGAATCCTCAAGGTGTAGCAACTATTAGTTTGAACATTGCAGAAAATTCAGGTTTATCTTCTAGACAAGCAACTATTGGAGTATCTGTTATAAAGAATAGTTCAAGTATTATTAATTTATCTATTAATATTACACAATCTGTTAAATCTGATATATCTCCTATTTGGAAAGATTATGTTTGGAATGAGATAATCAGTTCAGATTTTATTGAATATCATCTAGATTATGCAGGAGATATGGTTTATGCTGGCAAGGCTTATAAATATCCTGAAACAGATAGAGTAGAGTTTCTATTAAATAATGTAGCTGAAAATTATCTATCTAATGGAATTATATTTAATACTTCAAAAACAATAGTATCTCCAGAATATTTGAAACCATTTACTTTGATAACATCTAGTGGAAATGAAAAACCAATTACTTTCTTCAATGACTGGAGTTATAAAGATAGAGATCTAACTAAAGGCACTATGTTAAGTGATCCTATTACTGGTTTAGTTGATCCAAGGCAGTATTTAGTATCAAGTTGAATTCTACCAACTGGAACTGGAGTTATTAATAGATTCTTTTATATAGATGGAGTACAATCTGCTATGGATATTAGTTTAAATTCTGGAATTAATGGATATACATATACAGAAGATTTAAGTAATAAATTATGGCCTTGTGGAAGCTATTTAATAGTAGGATTTGTAGAAGGTGGAAATATTAGTGATAGACAGATTAGATATGATATAGATACTACAGGTAAAGATTATGTATTATATTATACTAATTCAGCAGGTGGATGGGATTCATTACTTGTTGAGGGTAATGTTAAAAAGAATGATGAGATTAAATCTGAAACATATACTCGTAAGGTATTAAATACATCACAAGAGTTTGCAAGAAATAAGTATTTGAATACTATAACTTCAAGCTGGGTTCTTTATACTGGTTATTTAAATGATATTCAAGCTTCTAAGATGTTTAATCTAATTGAGAGTACTAAAGTATATTTGCATAATCTTAAAGATAATACTATTACTCCAGTATTAATTACAGATACAAATTGTGAATATAAAACTTATACTAATCAAGGTAAGAATAAGTTCTACTATACAATTAATGTAGAAACTTCTCAAGATACTTATCGTAAATAATTATGAGAAAGAATATTAAATTATTTATTGCAGGAAAAGAAGTACATTGTTCTGAAGGCATATCATTACCAATGACTTATACTGTAGAAGATTTTCAGAATCCAACAATAGTAAAAAATTCATTCAGTAAGACTATAAGCATTCCAGGAGACAAAAACAATAATAAGATTTTTGGAGAGATTTATAAGTTAGATAGATTTCTCCATATAAAAGAAGGTAATTTCTCTGGCATATATTTTGATCCTTCAAAAAGAGTTGACTTTGGAATCTATAATAATGGATATTTAGTTGAATCAGGATATATGCAGTTAAATAGCATCTCTATAAAGCAAGCAGTTATTACTTATAATATTACTTTATATGGAGGATTGGGAGATTTCTTTTATGGACTTAAATATAAAGAAGATGGCACTATTAGAACTCTAGCTGATTTACAATACTTTGTAACTGATGAGGATGGTAATGTACTTCCTACCGATACTGAAATGAATTTCCACATTAATAAAGATTTTGTAAATACTTGTTTTAATTGGAGTAAAGTAAATGACGGAAGTCAAATTTATGATTTTTTAACATTTATTCCTGCATATAACGGTTTATATGAAAACTTTGATAATGAAACTTGTTTAATAAATACTAATGGAGATAATTTATTTCCTACTAGTAAGACCGATTCAGGAACTACATACACACCTTATAATGGATATGGATTAGCTAAATTAAATAGAGCATATACAGAATGGGAGATGAGAGATCTTAGAAGTTATATGCAAAGGCCAGCATTAAAATTAAGTAAGTTAATAGAAACTATATGTAGAAAAGAGAATTCTGGATATGATGTGATATTTGATGATAGTTTCTTTAATTATTCAAATCCATATTGAAATAAAGCGTTTGTCGCATTACCTTTATTAGGATCTACTGAAGATGAAGAATCAGATAATATTACAGAGAATGCTAAACTTACTAAATATAATGATTTGTTTTGGTGTGGATTAAAACCTGGAGGAACAACTACTTCAGTAAACTGAGGAAGATTTAGTGTTACAGGGAGTGATGTAATAGTACCTGGTGAAGGACAAGTAATTGATTTATCTGCAACTCCTGCTAATACTCTTGTTAATATTAATGTTGATTTTCAGCTATTTTATAATGCAAATGTTTCAGCAGGTAATGATTTATATTTATCTTATGTAAGGAACGGAAGAGCTGGAAATACAGATTATAGGAATGATCCTTACAGAACATCAGTAACAGCACAGATATTGATATATGATGCTGAAGATACTTCATCTCCTAGTAGACCTATAGCATACTCTCCTTTATATAACTTTACAAATAAGATAAACACTCAAGTTCAATCTGGGCCTGGCACTTGATTTAATTATTATCCATTAACTGATGCACCTGTAGAAGCTATTTATGGGCATTTTGTAAAAGATAGTGGAAATAGGTATTATTTCAAAAGTGATAATAATACTAATACTTTCAGATTTACTGTAAAAGATATGCCTAAAGTTAATAAGATTTTAGTGAATATACAAATTGCAAGAAGAACTGAAAATTTATATAACCAAGATGCTGTATGACAGTCAGATAATATGCATCCTAATAATGTCACAGCAAATAGAGTTGCTGGATGGTCAGAATTTTTATATGATGAAGATCAATATACGCTAAAAGCGTCTTGGCCTTCAGCAGTTACTTCTGATGCTTTAATTACTAAGCAGAAATTATTAAAGACAGAACAATCTCCTGCTGATTACTTATTAAGTTATGCAAAACTATTTGGATTATATTTTACAAAAGATATTGATAGTAAAACAATTAGAATACATACTAGAAATAATTTCTTTAAGAATATAATCTCTGATTGGAGTAAAAGAATTGATTATTCTAAAGACTTCAATGTAAATCCAATATTATTTGATAAGAAGTGATACACTATGTCATTAGAAACTCCAGAAACATATTATGCCAAGAAATATGATAGACAATATGATATAGATTATGGTCAGCAAAGATTAAACACTGGATATAATTTTAATAGTGATAATACTGATTTATATTCTGGAAATATATTTCAAAATGTAGTATCAGCAAGAGATGCAGATAAGTATTTTAGAAATTTCTTTAATTCTGGAAATACTTATGTACCCGCATTTATGAATGATAATATTACATATAGTTTATTTAATAGAACTTCTACAGAAGTAAAGACTAATGATCAGGATTTATATGGAGCTAATTTTATAGACCAAGGTAAGACTACAGAATGGTGGGATGTTCCTGGAAATGATATATTTGCAAAAACTTGTTTTTATACATTAGATAATAATGAACAAAGTCTTGAAGAGATAAAAAGTACTTTATTATTTTATAATGATGATGTTAATATGAAAGATATAAATGGTAATCCTATTTATTATTGGATTACTGATGATGTTACAGAAATGTCAGTTCTTAATGATGGAGAACCTTGTTATATCTATACTAATAGTGAAAATAATTCTGCAGGACAAAAAATAGCTATTAGAAGAAACATATTACCACAATTTATAAGATACACTATTTCTAGTAATTTTATATCTTCATCTTGAGATTTTGGGGTTCCAAGAGAAATATACATTGATAAAGTTAGTTATTTAGAACAATCTACTTTATATAGTAGATTCTGGAGTGAATTTTATAATGATCAATTTGATGTAAATACTAAAAAAGTTACCTGCTTTGTAAGATTGGATGATTTAGATGTTAAGTATGATTTACTTAGACAGTTCTATTATTTTGAAGATTCTTACTGGGTACTTAATAAGATTGATGCTTATGATATTAATTCAGATTCTACAGTTAGATGCGAATTTATTAAAGTTCAAGATATTAATAGTTATTTAGCTGGAGTTCAAAATCTAGGTGAATATATATCATTTGATGATTCAGATCCAGTTGTAGATTATAAAGCTGGGACTAAAAAGATTACAGTTACTTCTAATATTCCTTGAGAATTAGGATGATATAGTCCAAATGAAATTGTAAGCATTACACCTGAATCTGGGCAACCTGGAGAAACAGAATTAACAGTTACTTATAATGAGAATACTACATATGACCAAAGAAGTTTCTACTTTAGTCTTTATAAACAAGGAAGTATAAATGGCCCTCAATGTATGTTTACTCAAACTCCAGACCCAAATAAAGCTATTCTTATTACAGGAAAGCTTCAAACTTCTACTGGAGGTATTCCTTCTGGCGTTAATCAGATTCTAACTGAAAATGATAATTTCTTAAATGTCACTTATATGAGAGATGATGGAAGTTATAGAATATATGCTCAAAATGGAGTTCAATTTTTATTTAGAGTATCTGACGGACCAACAGGAACAATTAAATATACAGAGAATTTAACACTAACAGAAGATACTGTTAAAAATATTACAATCTAATGGCACAAACAGAAATTAAAAAAGTAATTAGTATTGATACTAAGTCAAGTAATAAGTCAATAAACTCTTTAAAGAAAGATATTGACGCATTATCTAGTTCTCTGAATGATTTAGAGATTGGTACTAAGGAATATAATGAAACTCTTGCATTACTAGGTAAAAGACAATCAGAGTTCAATAAAATTAATGAGCAGATAGCAAGATCTTCGAGAACTACTGCTCAAAGATTTGAAAGTGTAGCTAAAATATCCACTGGCTTAGCTAGTGGATATGGTGCTGCAACTGCTGCTATTACTTTATTTGGGAAAGAATCAGAAGATTTAAATAAAGTAATGGTTAAGTTACAATCTACTATTGCTTTAGTTCAAGGTGTGGGAGGTATAAAAGATTTATTAGAAGAATTACCCACTTTAGGTAATTGGTTTAAGAAATTAACTGATTTTATTTCCCCATTTAATACAGGATTGAATAATGCTGCCAAAAACCTTAATCAGATTGATACATCTAAGCTTAATGGCATTGGCACATCTGTTGGTAATGTTGGAACTGAATTAGGTAATATCTCTAAAGTAGTCAAGGATTTAGAAGGCACCAATATTAATCTCAGAGGTGGAATGGTTCAGGGTATGCTTGGAACTCCTGCTGAAATATCTGCTTCTAATAAGAGTGTATCTAATACGATTCCAATTATAGGTAAATTAGGAGAAACTGCAAAAAAGTCTTTTAAAGAAGTAAAACCTACATTTACTACAGTTGCTGAATTTTTAAAGGAAACAGCAAAAGAGACTGGAACTCTAGCAGAGAGAATGCAGAAAGCTGCTAAACGTTTAGGTGTAGATCTTGCTGAATTAAAGGAAAATGTAGAAAAAGGCATTCCAACTTTGCGAAAAGGAGCAGAGGCTCAGAAAGCAATGGCTGAAGCTTCAGAACAAGCTGCTTCTGGAGTAGGTAAAGTTAAAACTGCACTTAAAACTATTGGTAATGTAACTGTATGAATTGCATTAGCTACAGCTATTGGAGTAGCTATTAATAAGATAATAGAGTATATATCCTCAATAAAATCAGCTGAAAAGGAGGCTGCTGAATTTAGAAAGTCTATTACAGATACTACTAATCAGATTGCTTCTAAATCTATAGCTATCTTTAGAGAGCTCCAAATAGCTTACGAAAGGGTTGGAGATTCTGCAGATGCTAAGCGTAAGTTTATAGAGCAATATTCAGATAAGATTAAAGAGACTGGTTTAAATATCACTGATGTAAAGACTGCAGAAGATGCGTTTGTAAATAATACTGGTAATTATGTAGAAGCATTAACTGCAAGAGCAAAAGCTCAGGCTATTGAACAGGCTGCAATTAAGCTTTATGAGGAGTATTTAAACAAACGTACTGAACTGGAGAATCAAATTTCTGATACAAGTTTTGGAGAGGTATCTGCTTGGCAGGCTTTTAAAGCTACAGCAATGTTCTGAAAAGATTATTCAAATACAATTTATGAGTATACAAAGCAAAATAAAGAGAATACTTATAAACAGTTGGATGATTTAAATAAAGACATTGAGAAAAGGCTTAAAAAGCTATTTGAGGATGTAGCAGATACTAATAAAAAGTATGGTGGGTTCTTTAATATTCCAACTATTACAAAGAACACTACTGAAGCTAAGAAGGTAATAAATGAATTTGATGAATGGCTTCAAAAGAGATTAGAGGATAAAGACCCAGTAGATGAACTTGAAGATGAATATATTAGACTATTAGCATTAGCTATTAAGTATAATAGGGGAATTGAAGAGGTAGAAGCTTGGCATCAGGAAGAACTTAAAAAGATTAGAGATAAAGCTAGAGCTGATGAAGAAGCTAAGCGTAAAGCAGATGCAGATAAAGCTTGGAATGATCTACAGTCTGAATTAAAAAGGATTAGAGATTTATCTTCTACAAGTAATTTGAGAGAGCCAAGAGAGCAGACCTTTCAGACTACTTATACTCAAGGTATATCGAAAGCATTTGGATTAGCTGGAGATTATGAAGGGACTGGTTATAAATTTACATATCAGAGTAGAGAGGACTTAGAGAATCAATACAATGCTCAAATTGAATACAATAACAACTTACTCTCATTAACTCAAGGTAGAATAGAGCAAGAGAATGCCTTATTAAGTCAGCAATTAATGAATGAACAATTAACTGCTGAACAAAAAGAGGAAATTCAAAGAACTCTTACTGAGAATAATATGGCCTTATCAGATGCTCAATTAGCTAATGAACAGGCAAATACTCAGGCTTATCAAAATCTTCAAAAAGCAAGGCAGCAAGCTTTACAAGGTACTTTATCTGTAGCTTCAAGCATTGCAGGAAGTATGGCAAGTATTTGGGGAGAAGAGAGTAAAGTTGGAAAAGGATTTGCTACTGCACAAGCTTTAATTGACACTTATTCAGCAGCAAATAGCGCATACTCTGCTATGGCAGGAATTCCTATTGTAGGTCCTGCTTTAGGTATTGCTGCAGCTGCAGCCGCAGTAGTTGCAGGTATTGCAAATGTTAAAAAGATTTGAGAGGTAGATGAAACTAGTGGAGCATCTGCATCTTCTGCTTCTGCATCTGTTGCAGCACCTGCTGCTTTAAACACTGCTCCTGTAGAATATACTCGAAACTTACTTGGTGATAAAGAGACTGATTTATTAAATGAACCTGTTAAATGCTATGTAGTTGAGAGTGATATTACTAATGCTCAAACTAAAGTTGCAGTTACAGAATCAAATGCAAGTTTCTAAAGTGAGTAAAATTTCTGACACACTACTATGTAAGTTGCTGATTATCAGTGCTTATATAGTAGTGCTATGTCAAAATTTATTTATCTTAGATACAAATTTGAGTAAAAACTTGACATTTGATAGTATATAAATATATAAAAATAAAAGATTGTAACAATATTACATTTTTAAAATAGCTTATATATTAATAAAAAATGGAAAAAATGTATAATGATCTTCCATTATATCAAGCAATTATTGCCGATGATTGTGATGGAATAGAGTTCGTAGCATTGACCAGTAAACCTGCAACCCAAGTTAATTGGCTTGCTTTTGGGGAATCTCAGAAGTTCTCGATGGATGAAGAAAAACATATAGTTACTTCTTGTTTAATGGTATGTGATATACCTATATTTAGACGGGATAGTAAAAACGGAGAATATTATATTCAATATGATAAAGAAACTCTCCGTTTAATGGCTGAAAAAATGATGTATGATAAGAGAACTACTGATGTAAATATTGAACATTTGGAAGATTCAGTAATCCCTGGAATAATTCTTCAAGAACTATATATTAAAGATATAGATAGAGGAATTAATCCAGTTGAATTTACTGATTGCCCAGATGGTTCATTATTTGCTACTTATAAAGTAAATAATCCTGTTATATGGGATGCAATTAAAGCTGGCAAGTTTAAAGGGTTCTCTATTGAGGGATTGTTTACTTTAGAAAGACAATCTGATGAATATGAGGAACTTAAAGAGATTCAAAAAATGTTGAGAAAAATAAAAAGAGTTAAACATTAATTAATTATGAGTAAATTCACAAAAATTAAACTTGAGTTAGCTAAGATGCTTGCAAAGTTCAGTGATGTTAAAACTGACAAGGCTGTGCTTACTTGGGATTCAGAGGAGGATCTGAGAGAAGGTATGGATGTTTATGTAGCTGATGAAAATGGCGAATATGCACCTGCTGCTGATGGTGAGTATATTACCGAAGATGGCAAAACGATTGTTGTTAAAGACGGTAAAGTAGAGTCCATTACTGATCCTAAAGCTGAGGTTGATCCTGAAGAGGGTATGAGAACTGTTGAGGTTGATGCTGCTTGTGGAACTAAGAAAGTAAAAGCTGAGGAAGTTACTGATCCTGCTGTTGAAACAGACGGTGTTAAAGAAACTGAGACTGATGCAATCGACGCTATTCATCGCGAAATTAATGAGCTTTATGACATTGTTGATAAGCTTGTTAAGAAAGTAGCAGAACTTGAAGGAAAATCAGAAGCTACTGAAAAGACTGTAGAAAAAATGAGTAAGATGAGTGCTGCTTTTTCAGCAGAGGAAACACTTGAAAATAAAACAACTGCTCCTATAAGTGGGATAGCAGAAATAGATAGAAAGCTTAAAAACTTTATTGGTTAATGTATCATTATATTTATAAAATCGACTTCCTACATCCAAAACATATTGGCAAATATTATATAGGAAAACGAACAGTTAATTATAAGCCAGAAAATGATAAGGCTTATAGAGGCAGTGGTCGGTTTTGTAAATCTTTTTTCGATAAATACGGAACAGTTGGTACATACCGTAAAACAATAATTGAACTGAATGCTTCTAAAGAAGAAAATGCTGAAAGGGAAGCTTATTGAGTTGGAGATTTATGAAAAACAGATCCGTTATGTATGAATCAAGAACCTGGAGGATTAAAAGGAGGAAAAAGACAAGGTCATAATCACTCTGGAGAGAAAAATCCTTTTTATGGCAGACATCATACAGAAGTATCTAAAGCTCAAATCTCTAAATCAAGAGTTGGCTCTAATTGGCATAAAGACTATAACATTGGTTGTTATTCTTTAGACGGAAAATTAATTAAAATGTATAAAACGAGAAACGAATTAAAACTAGATGGATTTAATCCGAAAGCTATTGATAATGTAATAGCTGGAAGATCAAAAACTCACAAACAATTATTATTTAAAATTTTATAAAATGGCAAATTCACCAATTATGACAACGCTTCCTGCTTATGTGGAGCAAAGACGTCTCCCTCTTATTAAGGAAGCGGTTTTAAAAGCTAAGAGTGCAAGTTTATTTAATCTTCAGACAGATATTAAAACTGATGCTGCTCTTAACCTGTTATCTACCGATGTTCAGTTCGGTGATGGTCTTACTTGTGGTTGGGATGAGTCTGGAACTCAGACTCTTTCTCAGAGAATTCTTAAGACTGGTAATATTAAGATTAATATGGCATATTGCGATAAGGCTATGCTGAAATACTGGACTCAGTATGCAGTTAAGGTAGCCGCTGGTCAGAAGACTCTTCCTTTTGAAGAGGATTTCGTAAATGCTGTTGTAGAGAACGTAAAAGAGGCTATTGAGGTAGCTATCTGGCAGGGTGATACGGCTTCAGAAACTAATAACTTGAAGTATTTTGATGGTCTGCTTAAGATTCTTGCTGATGATGCTGGTACTGTAGATGTAACAATTGCTGGAACATCTGCCTATACTGACATTATGGCAGTTTATAATGCAATTCCTGAGAAGGTTCTTGATGGTGCTTCGATTCTTGTTGGTGCCGATATGTTCCGTAAGTTCGTAAATGAACTTGTTGAGAAGAACTATTTCCACTATAGCGGAGAGAGCCTTGATGGTGAGATTTATCTTCCTGGTTCACAGGTTAAGGTTATTGCTGTTAATGGTCTTAATGGAACTGATAAGATTGTTGCTGGTCAGTTAGACAAGAACTTCTTCTATGGTGTAGATATGATGAACGATGAAGAGAAATTCGAATTGTGGTATTCACAGGATTTCCGCGAGTTCAGATTAGCTATTGAATTTAACGCTGGTGTACAAGTTGCTTTCCCTGACGAAGTAGTATTAGGTGCCAAGGCTTAATTTCAATAGATTTTATTAACTTCTAAATGATATTGAAATTATGGCTTGTTTAATAACTATCGCAGGAATCACACTTGATTGCCAACCTTCATTGGGTGGGATCAAACAGGTATGGATTACCCAGTATGCAGATGTTAAAAGTGTAACGGTTGATCCTGAGAGCAATATGATTTCAGCTATTACTCTTGAGTCTTCAGCTAAATGGTATAACTACCAATTTAGAAAGGCTACTGGTTCTCTAACCTCAACTTTAAATGTAGATGAAAGTGCTGGTGTTAATTATGTAAGTAATGAGCTTGCTCTTGTATTTACAAAGATGGAAACAGCAAAACGAGTAGAGATTGCAGCTTTATCAATTGGTCAGCTTGCAGTTGTTGTTGAAGATAGCAATGGTAAGTATTGGTTCTTAGGTAAAGATGATTATGTAAGCGCTTCCGCTGGTACGGGTGTTACTGGTACTGCTAAAGGTGATCAGAATGCTTATACTCTGACACTTTCAACAGATTCAGATTCTTATCCTTATGAGTTATCTGCAGAAGCTATCCAAAGCGTTGTAGGTGCTTAATAACAGAAAGAGGGGCGAGTATTAATTTACTTGCCCCTTATTTTGTTTATATACCACATAATGAATAATTTATATTTTATAGAAAAATAATATGGCAAACGAAACTGAAAAGACAATTCTTCCCTATCTTAATGTCCTTGAAGTCGAAACAATAGATAAGTCAAATGTGACTAAAGTTATTGTTATTGACAAGGATGATGAAGTTAAGGTTATGGATGGTTCTCAGTTAGGATCAAGTAACTATCAAGATCTTCAATTTAAGCCTGAAATCAATGGGGTTGAATTAAATGGAAATATTCCTTCTAAAGAATTAGGAATTCCTTCTATTGAAGATGTTGATAATCAGATTACTGAGAAACTAGCTGACTATCCAACTAAAGAAGAGGTAACTACAGAGATTACTGAAGCCACTGCTGGAAAGCAAAATACACTCGTTCAAGGTGACGGTATAGTAATTGAAGAGAATACTATTTCTGCAGATTATAATACTATTCGTAACAAACCATCTTTAAATGGAACTGAATTATCTGGAGCAGCTTCAATAGTACCTGCCATTAATATTCAATCAGTCCCATCTAAAGTTACTTTAGCTCCTGTATTTGGTAATCAAACTGGAGAAGCAGTTGAACTTCCAATATATAATACAGAGACTAATCAAGCTGGTATTGTTAATGGTCCTCTATATGCACAATTAGCAGATAAATATACTAAAGCTGAAATTGATGCTTTAAATACAGCTATTAATAAAGAGATAGCTTCAAAACAAGGAACGCTTACAGCAGGAAAGAATATATCTATTATAGATAATGTAATCTCTGCTTTTGAGAATCATTTCTTACTTAATTTAGATGAGAATGATCCTGTAAGACAGAAACATATCTATGACTTTATTAGAACTAATCTGGACTTCTATTTATTCTGCCAGATTACATATAAAGGTGATATTATAGTTATTCCTGTTGCAACTATTGAGCATCCCGAAACTATTGATTTATATGGCTATTATTTCCAAGATAATGGTGTATTAGTAGTTATTAATGCAATCTTAGTAAATAATGGTAATATGACTGTTAAAGTTACTGAGGTTGATCTTACTAATAAAGGTTATACTAAAGATGAAGTAGATGAGAAACTTGCAACTAAGCAAGGTGTATTTACTCCACAAGCTCCATTAGCTTTTAATGAAGATAAATCCCAATTATCTGTAGATTTATCTGGATACCAACCAGTTGGTGATTATGCTTTAAAGAGTGATATTCCAACTAAAATTAGTGAGCTTACTAATGATTCTAACTTTGTAAGTGAAGCAGAGGTTTCTGGAGATTTAGCAGGTAAAGCAGATAAGACTTATGTTGATGAGCAGCTTGCTACTAAACAGCCTGTAGGAGATTATGCAACAAAAACAGAACTTGCTGGTAAAGCTGATTCTTCTGTGGTAGAATCTCTATCTACTCAAGTAGCAACTAATACTTCAGACATATCAATTATTAAAACAAAGCAAGAAGAAGATGGAAACAAGATTGATGCTCTTGATAAAGAGATGGCTACTAAACAAGATTTACTTGTAAGTGGAACTAATATCAAAACAATCAATAGTCAGTCTTTACTTGGAGAAGGTAATATAGAAATTGAAAGTGGCTCTAATATTCCATTTCTATTTATAAATTCCACTACTCATCTTTCTGGAGATTTCGCTGCTGTTAAGAATGCTATAGCTAATAAAACACCATTTGAGCTTTATTATGTAAATATTCTAGGTTATGGTGATATAGCAGCTCCAGAAGTATGTTTTGTTTCAGGAGAAAATATTCAAGCTACTTTCCATTTTGAAAGTACTACAGCTAATCATACTGTAGTTCAAACTACTATTACTCCAACTGGAGTATCAGCAGATACTAGTTATCATAGTTATCAGGAGCAATTAGTCTCTGGGACTAATATAAAGACTATTAATGGTGAAAGTATTTTAGGAGAAGGTAATCTTGAAATATCTGGTAGTGGAGGGACTACCGATTATACTCAGTTAACAAATAAACCTCAGATTAATTCTGTTGAGTTATCTGGCAATAAGAGTTTATCAGATTTAGGTATTCAGCCTGCTGGAAACTATATTGAAGCTGGAACTGGAACCCAACCTCAAATAAATACTATTACTGTTCTAACTCAATCAGAGTATGATGGTTTATCAACTAAAGATCCTAATACACAATATTTAATTGTAGAATAATATGAATATTAGAGATGGTTTAAAAACATTTTATGTAGGTGACAGACAAGGTACTGCTATTTATATTGGCAGTACCAAAGTCTGGCCTATTAATCCTTGTAATCCCCAAATAGTTACAGTTGCTAATCCTGTTCCACAAGGAACTACAGTAGTTGATCCTTGCAGTTATATATTTAGTAACTATGATGGAACTATAAGTGATATTCAAAGAGATTGGATGGGTAGAGGATCTGGTACTAAATCAACAGTACTTAGTTTTACCGCAGATCTTAGTGATTTATCCCTTAATATAGATGGTGTACCTCTTTGTAGTATTATAGGTTCTGCTCAAACATATGCAGATGTAAAGTTAAATAGTGGAGATTT